TCAGGCAAGCCCCAACCGGAACTGCTCAATCATCTCTGCCGTCAGGCTCAGATGTGTCGTATCTTCCGGGAGCTCGCTGCGATGCACCCATGTTCCCATGGAAAGCTCCGATTCCTGCAGCGTGATATGATCATCGCCGTCCAGATCGCAGAAGAAGCCCATCAGCAGCGTATCGGTAAAGACCCAGGGCTGGGACTTATAATACTGCAGATGTTTAACGCGAACGCCCACCTCTTCAAAGACTTCCCGGTGGACAGTCTCTTCGATGGTCTCGCCGATCTCGTTAAAACCCGCGATCAGCGCGTAGGTCTTAATGGAGCGGCCCGCGTAGCGGGTCAGCAGCAAATAATCACCCTTTCGCACCGCCACAATGACAGCAGGGCAGATCTTGGGGTAAATCACCTTGTCGCATGCGGGGCAGCAGAGCGCCCGCTCCGTTTCACTGTCCCGCAGTTCTGCACCGCACCGTCCGCAAAAGCGGTTATCGCGGTACCAGCGGTTCAGACTGCCGGCAATCGCCACCGGGAACAGCCGATCCATGGGGCGGAATTCGCGGTATTGGCGGACACTGTAGTAGTCATAGCCGTCTGAAGGCTCCACATAGCCATCCCGCAGCATGCAGAACCACTGCTCATCCACGGAGAACAGAGAGCGGCACTGCTCCGCGGAAACACCGGGCAATTCCCCCAGCCTCGGCAGGCTTAATCTTCCGTCCTCCACCTGCAAAAGGATGGTATCGTCCTTGCAGATAAAGAGCAGGTCTCCCTGCTCCGCCTTGCGGAGCTGAAAGGCATTGTGATAAATATGAGGCAGAATATTTTGTACCATCAGGCTCACTTCCATGTTTTTTCTACAGTTTACCACAGCCTCCATCATGCGTCAACCGGCCGAAAATGCGCCGTATCGCTTGACGGTTGCGATGATTGGTGATAGAATATATGAGATTAAATTGCCGGTGTGGTGGAACAGGCAGACACAAGGGACTTAAAATCCCTCGCCGTAAAAAGCGTACCGGTTCGATCCCGGTCACCGGCACCAACATTTTTTATAACTCCGCATTTTTTGGTCTTTGAGATCAAAAGATAAAAGCAGGGCACCGCTTTTGACGGTGCCCTGCTTTTCTTGTGTTATGTAGTTTGGAGATAGATTTCGGAACAAAACCCCTCTACTGCTCTTCCGTTGACCTTGCCGGTAATATACAGCCACTTTCTGCCGTTGGATGCGGTAGTGTAGTAGCCGTAGTTCCGGACTATTGTCCCATTGGGGATCGTATCGAGGATAGCCTTGTCCGTGCCGGCACCGCTGCGGACATTCAGCGCATATGCGGTCACTTTATAGGCCCCGGCGATTTTGGCAGAGAATTCCTTTGCGGCGTCGATCCGGTTCGGGACAGTAGCTGGAGCGCTTTCGGTAGATGCCGTTGGCGGCGTTGCGTACTTACTGCCGTTCGTCAGAACCACAGCGGTATGGCTGTTGCTAACGAGGATGTCACCTCTCGCAAGGTAGGCATCCTGTGTAAGGCACTTGGATTCCCGCAGACTCTTGAATGCGCCTGTGGCAAGCAGAGCGGCTTCCTCATTGCCCGTCCAAATGTGCGGACTCACCTTTACACCAGCTCCATTCGCACACACAGATACAAGAGACGAGCAATCACACTCACACGGAGCGGTAATTTTAGACAGATCAAAATCAACCTCTACGGCACGGTCATACAGGGTCGTGCGTTGATTCTGATTGTACCCAATGTTCGGATTCGCGCAGGCCTGCTCCATCATCTTCGCGATCTTATCCGCAGTTTTGCGGTCGATGGGACGGAGAACGCAAAGCCAGTTCTTTGCGTACCACGGTCTGGTGCAGACCTCTCTGCCAGTCTGATCGCCCGCAGTGCCGCCTCTCGCGGTTCCGCGCTCGTCAATGCTGGCATGACCGATCATGACGCTCATTCGGCTTCCTCCTCATGGGTCGTCTTCTTTTTGAGAATATCGATTGCGTTCGTGATTGCTGCAGGGATCGGCACTCCCATGAGTCCCGCGTTTTCCACGATCGACAGTAGCTCATTGGCAATGAATGCAATGCAGATCGCATCTCTGATATAAGACGCACCGACGGCCATGTCCAAACGATGCCCGATCAGAACAAACAGCAGCATCGTAAATTTCCGGATAAGCCCTTTCATCCCCGCTCTGCTTTCCAGTGCCCCTGTTTCCGTTTTGGGCGAACGGTGAAAGACGCCCGCAACAATGAGGCCCGTTGCATAGTCGATGGCCATGAAGATCAGAAGCGTTGTGAGAGAGGCAGTCCAGCCGCCGAACAGCGACGCGACCAAGCTCCCCACGATTCCCGTGAATGTGCAGATCATGTTTTTCATTTTCGTTTCTCCTTTGTTTTAGAATAAAAATTCCCATCCGGCAGGATAGCCGGACGGGGCGAACACATTGTGATCGATCAGCGAGCGAAACACGGAACCGTTCTCGGTGCAGCAATCTCCGGTTCTGTACGGACTTGTCGAAATTGCCACGAAGGGTTTTGCGTGCGCCGGATCATTCGACCATACAAATCCCCATTGGGCGGGAAGATCTTCCGGCTCGGCAGTATAGATGCTGCTGTCATATTTCTGCAGAAGCCGCACCACGCGACCGGCCGACGATTTGCAAACAAAGCCGATGGGGCGATCCAGCATATTCTTTGCAGATGCCGCGCTTGCAAATGATGGGATGTAATCAGCTTCCGCATTGAGTGCGGTTCCGGTCATGCTGTCGGCATTGCTCTGTACCGCTGCTGCGATGGCTTTACCCTGCCTCCTCATGGCGTCCAGTACAAATGCTTTGCTGTTTGTCATACCTCGTTCACTCCTTCCGAAATCGCTGCAGCCAGCTCGTCCCAGGACACCTCTGCGGATTCTGGGATCTCCGGATCTTCCTGGCCATCATCCTCAACAGTATATTCGCCGTTGTAGGCTTCTTCTTCCGCAATCGCCAATGCCGTTTCGCTATAAGGAAGCGATTTCTCGAAAAGGTTGTCCAGTATAGAACCGTCTTCGGTTTCTGTCGGGACGTTGAAGTTATATTTAATCCATTTCATTGCAATCACTCCTTATGTCTTCGTGTACCAGATTTGGCAATAGATGCGAAGCGAAGAATACCCGGTATTAAACCTTGCTGTGATCTTGTTGGTGTTCACATCAACCCAGGCTTTATACGTGCTGTTCAGCGCAACTTCCATGAAAAGCGGCAGCGCGATGCCGGCGGAGGTGTATGCGGCGTATCTTATCGGGTAGACAGTGGAAGTGTGGTAGGTGTAGACCGTTCCATTTGTTACGGTACCGCAATCAACTACCTTGGAATATACCCTCTTGCCTCGGTGGATCTCCGCAGTCGCATATTCCGTTCCTAACTGAAATTGAGGATTCAGGCAATCCCACCCAGTAAAACCACTACCACTATGGTAGGTCGAAACATAGTGCGTAGCCGTGCTCGAACCAATCGAGGAAGCTTTGCCCATTCCGAACATATTGGCCTTAATTAGTTCGACCAGACAAGACGATGTCGGAGCATCCGAAATGTAGTCTGTTCCTGCGTTACTGCTCGTTACAACACAGATCGAATACTTCGGCATAGCATCGAACACTTGTTTGGTTGTCACAGCACCTGACAAACCAAGTCGACCGAAATCTTTGATCACGGTATAATCATATCCAAGGTTCGTTCTCGCTGTGTCAGCCGTCGTTCCACCGGTTCCACCTTGCGCCACAGTAACGGGAGATTTGGATGTTAAAAGACTATATGCCGCGTTTTTGGACAGATTTGTGGTGGCAGGCAACTGATAGTTTTCGTAGAAGCCCGTATCGTTATCAATATTTCGAAATACTATATGGCCAGTTTCAGTAGCAATGTACACATATCCGCTGTTTCCGCCAGTTCCTCGCAGATTGATTATCGGGAATGCGGAAGTTGCGTTAACTGTAAGTGATGGTACAGTAAGTTTGCCGTCTAGCGTAGCATCACCGCGCACGCGAAGATTCCATGCCACATCAAGAACATTGCTGCCTTCAGCACGCTTGCCAAAGCCGATTCGGTTGTTGCCTTTGTCTAGGTCTACAAAAGCGTATGCGCTCAAGACGGCACTGACCGCAGACGTCGCCGAAGAAAAATCATCCGCGACAACAACTCGTGCTTCATACGATTTCGTCGGATCTGCCGCAATAACTGTCACATTGTTTGTGGGGGAATATCCTGAAGCGGTCGGGGTAGCATTTGTCCAAGCCGTAGCGCCTTTCAGCCTATGCTGCACAGTATAACTGTAGGAATTTTTGCTAGACAACGCGGTAATAGCTGCCGTGAACTTGACAGCCATATATTCGCCAGTTTTATTCGCGTTTCCACTTGAATCAGATCTATACGCGGATGCGGAAACGGTCGGATTGGAGTATGCGAGAACGTTAATCGTCGCAGTCGCTTCGGCGGTTCTGCCTCGGCTGTCTGTGACTTTAACCTTGATTGTCTTGCTTCCCGAAGTCGGCAAGTCGAACGTCGCGGAATCGTCCGAATACGAAGTATTGCCCATAGCAATGGAATACGACTTGATCGTAGAACCTTGACTGCCCGATGCCGTCAGCTTTACCTTGCAAGTACTTTTGTTCTGAACATAGCCGCCGAACTTTGTGAAGTTTCCTGTTGGGTCACTCGTTTCAATGCTGACCGAAGGAGCGACGCTTGCGGGAATCGCGCAAGTGATCGAAATAGAATTCGTGCCAATCAAAGTTGAACCAGAAAACGTTTCAATCGTCAGCGTCACGGGAACAGAAGAGCCAGTCGCGTTCTGCGCTGCTAAAGAAATAGGCGGTGTCCACGAAATGCTCGTGTCGCTACCATTGCTAGGGATCGTTCCAGACGCATTGCCGCAGGAATACTTGATTGTATGCGTGAAGCTGCTGGACTGCTGCGTGACCGTCAACGTCTGCGCGCTGCCGAGTGTGCCGTTGCTTGCCGACAAAGAAGAAAGGCGCGGAATCGTAGTTAAAGAAACAACATTAGAACCGCTGAATGTTACTACGCCTGTACTAGAATCTCTCCACAACTGTAGATTCACAGAAAACGTAACATTTTTCGTTCCGTCTGTCGCATGAACAAATTCGCCAGCAGACCACGGGAAAGCATCTTCGCCGTGTACGTCGGGATTCGGAGGATATAGGTCGCCCCACGTCTCGTTCGCATAGACGGGAACTGCGTGAGTTGCTTTACCTGCATAGTCCATTGTACGGATCGCTGTTCCTTCTACGCTTATCGTGCCTTTAGGAAACCACACCCCGTTGAAAAGTGTTGATTTTGCCTGAATATTCGTAATCGACAGGAACGACGTGTTGGTAGCTATATCGTATTCTTCTGCCCAATGGACTCTGATTGTAAATGTTCTATTGCCTGCTATGTCGAAATATCCAGATTTGCCTGCTGTCATATTGTCACCGCCTAACTGATAATAACCGAGCCATCATCCTGCTCCTGGAAAACAAGGTTGCCGATGTGAATACTGTCGGTGTGAATTTGTCTGCCGTGGACGCCGTCGGGATCGATGTATAACTGACGAACGCCGTTGAGCAGGAATTCCCAAATCGCATTCGCAAACCTCGTCTGCATTTCCGAATCAGATCGACCGATATACTGTCCGTCTTCCGTGAAGCGGAAATAGGTCGTGATTTCGTCGATCTGACTTTGCAGAGCGTCGTTTACTTCGCTTGCCCTTTCAAGTGAGGTTGTCAAGGATATTTCAACCTGCTCTTTTAAAATCTGCAGCTGCGAAGAAACCACAGACTTGAATGTATCATAGTCATTGGTCGTCACATAGTTTTCCAGTGCGGAGATCATAATTTGTTCAGACGTCTGTACAACCTGAGATATTTGCTCAGATACGGAGACGCCAATATGCGATATATCGTCCTTTGCGCTGGAGACCTCGCTCTGCATGCCTTCCAGTGTTGCCTGCAGGTCGATCGACTGCTCACCGGTGGAGTCTTTTACTTTGACCCATTCGGCCTGTATACCTTCTGCTTGAAGAATTCTCAAGACAGCATCCGCATTGAAAGTTAGGCCGTACGGATACGTTTTTCCTCCATCATTGGAAATCCCTACGGCCTCCGATGTTATCTTGACCACATTTTGCGAATCGGCAAGTAATTTTTTATCATGCAGATATGTAATAACCGAACCATCCTGCTGCGGATCCGACGTGAGGAACAAACCGCTTGCCGTCTGCAGTGCCTCATTCAGCTTTTGAATTGCGATCCGTCTTTCGGTGCTTTCCCTGGCCACAAGCTGCCGTGCAATCGTGATCGCCTTGCTTGTCGGAGAAATGTATACGCTCCCCATCCGCAGGCCACTCTCCGCACTGTTCCGCATCGTTGTGAATCCAAAGAATGTGAAGCTCATATCTGTAATAATCGAAAGGTAGCAGTTTCCCTTTCGGTCTTTGATATAAACAGGATCCATGAACTCTGCCAACGGATATGCGATATGATCCCCTTCGAATCTGCGAAAGCTTTTTCCGTTCAGCGTTTGGCCGAGAGTCGTCAGTAGTTCTTCCTCTTTGCCTGCAGTCAGAGGATTGGTAATAGTGATCACATAGCCTTCTTCGCCCATCAGGATGGTTTCCGTCTTATTCTCTTCTCCTTCTGCCTCGCGTGTGGTCCGAACACCGGTGATCTTAATATCGTTTTCATCCAGCTGCAGGCGATTCCAGTTTTTCAGAGTCTGCTCCGGCTCAAAACTGTAAGAGATGATCTGCAGATAGCCGGATCTGTCGATCCTTGCGTTACCGGCGGCGAGCATGGCAATGTACCCGATCACCTGCCGGAACGTAAGATTTTGCGGCGCATCAGATATCAGAAATCCGTCCCCGGCAAAGCTGGTGCTGCCCAGCGCGATCCCGCAGTTTGCACAGATATCTCGGAGCAGCGTTCCTGCAGTTACCGGGAATTCCAGTTCCGTTGTAAAAGGCTTGTCCGCCTTGTACATCTCATCCACCGCGGAGATCATGAGTGTATCCCCGTACGTTTCTGGCGTGTTGACCGTGAACCAGCCCAATTCGACCCGCTCCGTCGTTTCTGACAGACGGAAAGTCAGATACAGGCGGATCGTGGCACCGAAGAAATCATATTCCCGGTACCGGTCATCATGATTAATCAGTTGGATCGTAATTGCTCTGGCAATCGCCACGCCGATCGGGAGGGTTGAAAGCGAGGAAGCATCCACATATTTATTGCCGGTAATGGTAAAGTCAGAAGCTGTCAAACTCAGCTCTGTTCCGTCCGCCAGCGTGATCTCTGCGTTCTGCTTAAAATCCGTCCGCTCTTCCATGAGGTTTTTGAATTCGCTGCTTACGTTAATCAATCGGATTCACCCCCTGCATGGTAAATGACAGCTTATTGATCCGTTTCCCGTCTTCAGAAAGCTGTCCGATTACCAAAGACCCCATTTTTACATAGAAATCAGCGTCCCTCCATTCTCCATAGTACGGAGAAAAATAATGGACGCTGAATGAATTACCTTTTGCCACAATGCCGAGGATCTGCTTTGTTTCCTCCACCGTCGGATAACTGGCCGAATAGATCAGCGTTTCCACGGTATGAAGCGGTGTGAAATGACCTTCTCCAGACTGTACGCGAACGCTGTCCGCCGAATAGGTGGTAGTAAAGCTGTACTGCAGACCGGCATCCGGCTGCTTGACCATTTCTCCTGCGAATTGGATATACTCCTGCATAGATCCTCCTATATCAGTTCAAACGGATCCTGTCCGTTCTGTGTCTGTCTCGCCTTGGCTTCTTCAATGAATTGATCGAAAAGTACCCGTCGGTCGATCTCTGCTGTAAACCTATACGACCCACCGACGTTTGCGGACTCTTCTCGGATAATTTGGCGGATCAAATCTTCCGGGGCCTCCAGATTTCGACCGTTTCTCTGATCGCCTAGCACCGCAACAAACGGTGCGTTTGGCGGGATTACTGCGCCAGAAGCCAGATACGGCACGGTATCAGTTCCCGCACTCATAAGAGAAACGGATGCTGTGGACGCCGTTGCAACCGTTCTCTCGCTTGGCTTTATACTGCCCGTGGTTCCGGTTGCTCCAGGTTTGATATTGATGTATACGTCCTTTCCTTGCAGACTGTCTATGTATTGCTGCATTATCCGGATCTGTTCACCTGCCGCCTCCGCCATATTCCCAAACCCGGACTCGACATCTGCAAGCATCTCGTCCAGTTTGTTACTCATATCAGTCGAGATGTCAGCCATGACCGAAGCCACTTCTTCTCTGGAATCCTGCATGCCCTCAAAAGCGGCATTGATTTCATCCACACTGATATCGGTATCGTTGACCAGTTCGTCAAGGATCAGCATGGATTCTTCGGTACCATCAGACAGCTGCTGGATCAGGCTCTCATCCAGTCCGAGCTCTGTTGCCTTCTGCAAATTGTCTTTATAGGTTCCGAACGCCTCTTCCTGTGCGCCCCAGTTTGCAACGATTTCTTCTGTCGACATCCCGCTCTCTGTCGAAAGGGTATCAAAATAACCGATCTGCTGGTTGATAGAATCAAGAGCCTTCTGCCGGGCCGTTTGGTATTCCCGTCCCAGTTCCGCAAGGCTGTCCTGCGTTCCGCCGATGGCCGCCTGCAGCGCCGTCTGCGATTCCGAAAACTGCTCCGTATTATCGGTCGCGTCCTCGATCTGAGAGGATGCTTCTTCCATGACAGCTGCCCAGTCCTCAACCTCTTTGTCATGTTTGGAGATGGCATTTTGCGCACTCTCCAAAGCAGACTGCAATTCCTCCTCCTGCTGTGTCAGACCATCAACTTTAGCTGCGGCTATTTCCACCGCAACAGACTCATCGTTGACAGAGTTTGTATACGACACCGCCCTGTTTCCGCTTTCTTCCAAGACTGCAGCGTATTCGGTTTGCGCGGCCGTCAGTTGTTCTTGGACTGCTGCCAGTTCCATTTCCAACGTTTTAACGGTGAGAATGGCGTCTGCCCTTGCCGCAAGAGTCGCCGTATATCTCTCCTGCATCGCATTGTAAAGAGCTTGCTCTTTCATCGCTTCGACCGATGCAAGGATGGCCTCTGTGTTTTGGTTCACAAGACCTGTATTCTCGTCGATCTGCAGATTGATTCCGGGGATCAGTTCGTTGAGCCGTTGAACTGCATATGCGTATTCCATTTGCGCAGATGCGGAATCCAGTCCGGATCTCTCCAGTTCTGTCAATACGCCGACATAATGTTCCGCCGCAGCCACGTTTCGGTAGATTTCTTCTTCCGTTGCTTCATACTGGCTTTCGATTTCTTCAAATGCATCTGCAACGGAGTGCGCATCCTTGATCAGCTTTTTGAAATCAGCTGCCTCTTTCATATTTTTCAGCCACTTAGTCAGCCCCTGAATCGTTGGCGTCAGGGCTTCCAGCGCAGGATCTCCCAGCACTGCCAGCATCTGCCGCCACGCTTCCTGCAGTTCGCCCATCACGTTGGTCCACGAGTCAGACTCTCTGGCTGCCTGGCCAAGAGCTCCGGAAGCTTGATTGCCTGCCTCTACCATGGCCAGCAGCGTATCGACCTTCTGTGCTTCTGAAAGTTCCATGAAGCTCTTTGCATACAGCTGGTTCGCCATAGCGTTTCTGGTTGTTTCTGTCGCTGCGATACCTAGGGCGGCATCGTTTTCATAGTTTCCTTTAAGAAAGCTTTGAAGTGTCGCTGTTGCCTCCTCAATCGAACGGTCATAATACGCAGCACTGTCGGCCGCGGCCTGCAGTGCTCTTGCGGAAATATCCAGAGCGGCCTCCTGATCGGCGCCGACCGACTTGGTGAATGCAAAAATATCAGAATATGCATTCTGCATTCTCGATGCGGTGATGCCAGTCTCGTCCGCAATGGCCTCCAACGCCTCTGTGGCGGTTTTTTCCACACCCTTGAAGGCTTGCTCAAACTTGGCGTTCTCCGCTCTGACGTCCGCCGCTGCCTCGATGGCCTCCTTCGCCATTTCCAGTGCCGCCCGGCCGATCTCTTTCAGCGCATCCGTAGCAATATCCGCAAGGGAAACCGCGCTAAACAGTTCTCCAAATCCGTTTCCAACACCTTTTTCTATTTCTTCGCCGGTGTCTTTTGCTTCATTTGCAAGCCGCTCCAGTTCCTCCGCCAGCTCCTTGGCGCCTTTTTGTGCGCCGGAAGCATCGATCGCGGTTAGGATTACAACTTTTCCATCTGCCATACGGTTTTCACCTCTATCTCACAGCCATGCGAGCAGAGCTTCTTTTTCTTTTTGGATCTCCTCCCGCTCCGTCGCTGCTTTCATTTCGATCAAATGCCTGTTTTCTTTCTCAAATTCCTGTTCCCATTTTTCCAGCTTTTTTCCCTGGAGCCGCTTGGATCGGATTCGAAGGACCGATGAGAACAAACTTTCTCCTACGCTCATGTAATATCCAAAAAATGTCCACCAATGTAGTTCAGGCTCCGTACGAATTTCCCGCCCCGCTCTCTCATTGATCGCCGGAATGAGAATAGCGGCGTCCTGTTCCCAGTCCATTGTTCTGGGTTTCGGAACGCCGCTTTTCTTATGTCCGCAGTCGATGAACTCACAGGCCTTTCGAGCGGCCTCCTCCATATGCTCTTCCGGGATCGACCTCCAGTTCGGATACATAATCTTGATGAGCACGATCATCTTCTGCACGCTATTCAATTCCGGATCGTTTTGGGCGATCAGAACATCCAAAACTGCACGCCAACCGTAACGGATTGGCTGAAGCTTTCCTCCAACGGTCAGACAGGTCGGGAGATCATACGCGTTCATTGTCGTATTTCTCCGTATACCGGTTCATTGCCCGTATGCTGGCCTTGAGCTTTTCACGGGCATTCTCTATAAATGCATCCGCGACCGTTTTGAGAATCACACCGGCAAATGTCTCGCCGTTCTCTAGAATCGTGGTCGGCTTCAAAACAGAAAATAAGGACTGGCGGACATCGCTGCCAAAAAGTCGGCAGAAAGCCTCCTGCGCCGCATCGTCCAGCTCTCTCCGTTTTTCTCTCCCTGTACTTTTTGGCTTGTAGCCAAAGAAATACGCCCGGAAATCCTGCAGACGAGAGATAAGACTCTCGTCCTGCAGGTTAATCTGAAAGGAACCGATCAAGGCGTTCTCTGCATCGCGGATCTCAAAACCGGTCATTACGGTTCCAACATTGATGATTTTTGTTTCTTTCATTTCTTCCCTCTATTTCTTTACTGTCCGGCAGTAGCGGTGAATACCTTCGTGGTGATATCGAAGGTGCCTTCGGTGCGGTTGCCGGTAAAGTTGATGCTGAACGGGATCTGTACGCCGGTGGTATCGCCGCCATAACTGGTGGGGATCAGCAGCACATCTTCGCGGACGGCTCTGACAATCTCGGGGGCATCTGCAGCAGTTTCGCCAGGCTTCAGCAGCACCTCGACATAGGAGGTCTTGCAGGAATCACCGGCGCTGCGAAGCATGGCGGATTCCATGATCTTCTGAGTCAGAGCATCATCGTACTCATAGTAAACGGGCGATGCTTCCGCGGATGCTTCATAACCGGTATGATTGACAGAGTTTTCACCCAGAATGTTTTGTACGGTATCGATCACCGGATTCAGCTCAACGACGAACTCCTCCAGATCCTTGCCGATGCGGACATATTGGGTCTTTTCATAGGTAGTATCGAAAGCCGCGTCCAGATAATGGGCGAGGTACTTTCTTTCAGCTTTTGCCATTTGTTTCTCCCTTCTGTGGTGAATCACCACAATTCAAATTCATTTGTATAATCGACCACGACCGGCAGGAGCCAGTCCTGCGAGTTGTTGTCATTGGGTGCGGTGCCATAGATATTGGATCTTGTCACCTTCGTAATCTTCCGACCGTCAATCAGTTTCGGATACGTGGAAAGAACACTCTTCGTCCCGCCTGTTTCCACCGGTTCCCTGCAGATCCATTTGCCGATCTGATCCAGAAATCGTGCCGTTGCAGCCTTCTGTGCTTCGCGGGTGCCGGCCGTTCTGCATACGATCAGAAACGGATACTGGCATGTTTGAACAACATGGTCAGTAATGCTTCTCCGTTCGGTCAGGACCAAAGCGCCGGCATCGTTGGTAAATGCGACGCCTGATGTCTCGCCCAGCTCTTCGAATCGGATCGTTTCGGTTAATCCCGGAAAACTGTTGAGTATCTCCTTCACCGCCTCCGTGATCACACCACATCCGGAATGATCCAGCCCGATCACTTTCGTTTCTTTTTCTGCCATCATCCACGCTCCATTTCTTTTTTGACGACCTCGACCCACTTGGTTTCGTCTTGTCTTTTCGCGGGATCAAACCAATTCGCTTTCGCACCGGCTCTGGAATACTGAAGATTCTTTTGTGTCAAAGTTTTCTTTTCATCCTTCTTAGCGTAAGCGGATTTCGACTTGATGCCGATCATCACCTTTCCTCCGTACTGGAATCTGCCGTACGGACCGGCGGCGGCAACGACCACACCGGAGCCGACCAAGGCAGCAGACGCCGCCTTGGTCATGTTGATCAGGCTCGATGTATCCATCGGCATAAACCGTTCCATTGACGTCATGACTGCGGAATCCAGTTTTGCTTGTGCCTGGTTCAGTTTTTCTTCCATCCGGCTCATATCCACATTGATCTCAATTCCGGATCGTACGATGGAGATGTCTTCAAGATGGTGGATCTTTGATGCCATCTGTTACCTCCCCAATATCTCAATGTGAGGAATCAGCTTTTTCACGGATACGGACGAAATTGCGAATACATCATCATGTTCGCGGTCCATGTATTCATAGAAGCCGCCAGGTCCGTAGTCAGTGTCTAAAATAACCTCAGAATTAGGCCATTCACCCTTCCAGAAAAAATCAAAAGCACTTCCGGATGTGAACGTGATCTGATCTTCTGTCCGGCTCCACGCTTTCGGCTGCCGCCATTCTTTTCCCCCGACCATGACCGAGCTGCCGCTTTTGAAATAGCGGATGTGAAGCCTTGCACTGTCGTTGGACTCCGCTCCGTATTTGGAGAGGATCGCAGCTCGGTCGATCTGCAGTTCCACATCCCGCAGGACGGTAGGGATCCACTTGTCGCCCTCGTCCAGCGGGACACGGTTGAAGACTGTTACGGTATCTTTGTACATCCCGCGCCTCCTACACCCTGTACGGATACGGGCCCATGTACAGAAGACTGACGCCGTTCGCGTCTTTCACTCCGGTCAGATACTCCCGCACCACACTACCAAACAGCTTCTCCCGTTCGCCTCTGTCCGCGGCAGCTTTGTCCGCCACGGTGAGGATCGAAGAGGCTGCCTCGGAATAGGATATTGCTTCGTTCCCGGATTCGACCCGGGATACGATCTTCCGCCGAAGGCCATCCGCCGTTTCTTCGTATCCGCGGGCCGCAGCTGCAGCCCGCTCCGCTTCCTCAACAGTGATCAGGTAATGCAGGATATTTGCTGCGCAGCGCATGACCAGCTCCGCATCGTTCTCCTCCGTCGGAAATGCGACGCGGAGCTTCTTCACGCCGTCGGCGCCGGTGGTGTGACGATCGATCACACGGCACGCCTCAAAGCTCAGTCTGGCAAAGGGCGCATCCTCAATCGGTCCATACAGATTTGTGTACTGTTCCTTGGTGACGTACATATCACACCGCCTCCGTTAAGATCAGCCCGTTACGATCTTCGCGGCGAGGTTCTTGTCCAGAGTCTTTACGCCGCAGAGCATATCGATGGAGATGGTGTCGGTCTTGGTCGCAATGTCGTAGCCGTAGACGACACGCAGGCCGAAGCCGTTGTAATCCACGATCGCGGCCTTTGCAGCACCGTTGGGAAGGGCGAGCGGACGGGTAACGAGCGCAAACGCATTCTTATGGAATGCCAGCGCATCGATGCCGGAGCCGTCCGCGTTCTGGTCAACATAGAAATCCATGCCGAGCTTTCTGCCCAGAGATGCTTCACGCAGAGCGGTGCCCTCATCACCGACCTTGTCGGCATGCAGGAACAGATCCTGGTTCTGCTTCAGCATCTTCGCTTCCATATCGGAGCTGTAGACGAAGCGGCGGTCTGCCAGAGGAGCGGCAGCCTTGGTCAGCTTGGATCTGGCATCGATCACGTCATCGAACACGGTGTCCGTTGCAGGAACAGATGCGGTGACATCGGAGGCCAGACCGAGGAGGAGCTTGTCGAGCTTGTTCGTGATTGCCTGCATAGCAGGCACCAGCAGCTGTCCGGAGAAATCCTCGATATCCAGAGAAAGTTCCTTCGCAGTGACCGCAAAGGATACGTCCAGATGCTTGTCCATAACAACGCTGACGGAATCTTCCGCAGCATCCTGCAGCTCGATCTTGTCAGTAAATTCCTTCGCCTCAAAAGAGGCAGGCTTTCTGACGGAAATGGTGTTGCCCACACCTGCGACGAATTCGGAAGAATAGTCACGGTGAACAAGGTTTGCCATAACGGCATTGTTGACGAGGACCATGAGGGCCTCGCGGGCAATGATATCAGGGGTCAGAATATTGTTGGGCATTGTGTTTTGTTCCTTTCTTTATTTTTTCTTTCTTGCGGCGATATACTCAGCCATGGAGAGTCCGCCGAGATTATCCTTCCCGCCGGAAGCACCGTCGCCGCCGCCGGCGCCCTTGGGACCTGCGAATTTCGGTTTGCTCTCCTCGTTTTCGTCCGCGAACGCGTCCGCATCAGATTCCTTCAGTTGGCCGATCAGATCGGTCAGACCGAGGCTCTTGCCGTCCTTATGCTTCAGACCGGCGGCACGGATCTCCGCTTCCACGGACTTTCTTGCTGCGGCGGAGGTGAATCGGATTTTATTGAGCTCTTCTCTGAGGGTATCGTTAAAATCCCGCTCCTCCAGCTGCTTCTGTGCGGCCTCCTGTGCTTCCTTGACCTTGCGGTTTGCCTCTGCGATCTGTTCGTTCACCTTGGCAGGATCGATACCGTCAAAGCCTTTGAGCGCCTCTTCCGCCGTTTCAGCGCGCTTCGTTTCCGCAGCCAGGCGTTCCAGAACCTTGTTGTGCTCCGCAACGGTCTTATACTCTCCGTTGACTGCCTTCAGAAATTCTGCGTGCTTTTCCGCAGGGATCTCGAAACCAAAATCCTTGCAGATCTCAATGATGTTTTTCATGCGTATATCCTCCTGAATCGTCATTTATCAACCGCCCGTCGGCGATGTTGGATTGAGCCCGATAAACCTCGGGCGGGGTTGGCGGGGACAGCAGGATTCGAACCTGCGCATCTCGGAGTCAAAGTCCGTTGCCTTGCGCCTCTTGGCTATGTCCCTATGTGAAGCACGGCAGAGGATCCTCTGCCGTGCGGTCCGTCTTTCCGGACTGTCAGATTGAAGAACGAGGGAAGAAATTACCCGCTCCCGCGGGTGGAGCTGCTGACGGGATTCGAACCCGCCCTGTCCGCTTGGAAGGCGGATGTGCTTCCGCTACACCACAGCAGCATATAAAAAAGCAGCTGCCCACTTCGGGTAGCTGCTTTTAAGCATTAGCGTAAAGACTTCTCGTCTGAAATTGTTATGTTCATTTCGTTTCTTTTGCGTTGTGATATATGTCATCGTACGATTTTTGAGCCTCTCGCCCAAAATCGTTGTAATCCAAAAAATCAGGCGGTGCAAACCCTTTCTCGTCGATCAGATCATAGAGCTTTGATAGGATGCTATTTACGGATTCTGATGCGTAGTTTATTCCGTTTCGGTCCAAAAAAATTTTTGTATCGTTTCTTATTCCACTAATCACATCTCTCACCTCGCAGGGTTTGTTTGTATGAGTAATCTGTCTGTAACGCTGATCGTAACCTTTGCGCGCGCTCCTGTATAGCTCTCTCGGACATCCCCATTGGCCATTGTTTTTCTTTTTGGTGGTTTAATTGGGTTTGTTATCGCATCAAGCGCGTCCGGAATAAACACGCCCTGCCGCATTCCATCTTGCGCGCTTTCAGTTTGTCCAATAATCCTATCCACAAAATGCATTGCGTACCGTTCAAGAACAACTCCATTCGCCGTAGTTTTTCCGATGAATATCTCTTCAACCGCAGCCGCGGTCAGTTTGTACTGCTTGAATCCAACGAGTGGCGAAATATCGCCTTTTTCAACAGCTCTGTTATATCCAGCCAAAAGGGCAAACTCTTTTGTCTCATCATATTTCGCATCTAGGTATTTGTCAACTGTATCAAGCGTTGTATCTTCCGCACCGATGGATTTAAGCCAATTATTATGCCATGCTTGTGCAGCGTTGCTTGCCGAACTGGCTTTTGATCTATTCCATCTTGCAATATGTACGCGCGCAGCTCTTTGCTTTACTCCATATTCATCGCAAAACAGATTATATGCTTTGTTCTGCTTTTGGAGCAGTGCAGAAAGGCGCTGATATTCCCGCTCCGCTTCTGCTCTTGTGTCCTCATCGGGAGCCGCATCCATAGCTGCCTTCCAGCCCATGACGCGCCTCTTTGTGTCCCGTATCCGGCGTTCCATCACGCGTTGCCGTTGTGACAGTTCATAGGCTTTGCGGTTTTCCTCGCTGTCATACTGCTCAAAAGGATTCTCCATACCCTCGAACCACGGGGAAAAGCTGTGCCGGCAGTTGGCTCCTTTGAGTCCCGTGACGGATCCGTAGCCCGTCGATTCCACAAAATCCGGATATCCCGTTCCACTTCTGCTGAAAATCTTTCCCTGCCATTCCGCATGGCTCGGTCTGGCGCCCAAATGAGAAGACACAATGACGAGATCCCAGCCGTATTCATCCATCCTTGCCAGCTGGATCTCTCCGGACGCCTGCGCGATCCCTGTGCGGACCGCCCGCGCCGTGGCGGTCTCAATGGTGTCGCGGTGTCCGGTCGGATATTCTACATACACGCCATCAGAAACGACATCCTCCAGCGCCTCTCTCACGGCTTTAGAAGGAGAGATCGCGCCGCTGATGGCGAGATTGTACGCCTTGTCACAGGCGCGGATAAATGTCAGCTGGGAGGCCGTAGCTGTCGTCCTCGTAAAATTGATCCATTCTCCGATTGTTGCCTCATATCCGCGCTGCATGACGGCGATCATCTGCGGTGATTGCACCAGCGGGATCGGATCCAGTCCGGCTTCCCGGTATATGGCATCGTCATACTCCAGTGCACGGACGCCGGCATCTTCCATCGCCTGCGCGATCTCCGCGATCTGCTTGTCTGTGGCCTTGGCGACTTCTGCCTGGATATCTTCCAGTAAATAACCGGCCTGCTGCAAAGTATCGATCTGCCATTTGTCTTTTGCCGTCAGCAGATATTCGTCGCCGTTTCCGATACGGTTCATAACAGCTTCAACAATCCTTTGGATGAGATCGATGTGCAGCTGCTCGGCAATCTCTTCCGCGCCTTCAGGTGCCCGGAGCAGATATTCCGGCGTCAGCATTATTCCTCACCGCCAAACAACGTCGGCACCTTCGGCGCCGCTTCTGCTTCCACGGCCTTCGCTTCCTCCTCCGTGTAGCCTTCGAACTTCATGAGATAGCGCCAAAAAGGTACCTTTCCCGCCGTTACATATCCAAACCATCTGACACGGTCCTCTTCCCGGTTGTAGGTAACGTCCCCAAAGTCATAAATGACCTCGTATTTGCCAGCGGGCGCCAGTTCATACAGATCCGCAAAGACATTCATGGTGTAGATCAGACCGTCCAGACAGTCCTCCGCCTTGTCTCTGGTGTCTTTGACGAGCTGGATCGTCCTGCGGTCTTCCGCTTCCACCTGCGTAGCCGTGATCATGCCGTTTTTCGAATCGAACGCAAAATAGCCGGGAGAGAAGCCCAGCTTGTACCCGATCAGCCCCAGCTGCGTATTGAGCGCCGTTCTTCTCGCTTCGGGTTGGATCGTCGGATTGATCTCCTTGTAGAACGGCTCCATGCCGTTTCCTTCCACCGCTTTGATGTATCTCGGAAGCCCCAGACTCTTTCTGCGGTGCTCAAAATATTCCGGCGTCAGCTGCACTCTGCCGCCGTCCGGCAGCAGTCTGTCCGTATCCAGCAGCACGGTTCTTCTGCTGTCGGCATTTTCCTGCGCCATTCTGGAATAGGCCACGTCAAGATCCATCAGCTCCTGCAGCGCATCCGAAAAGATCGGAAGCGCATACGGAGAGGCCGCGTCGATGTGGTTCGCGCCCGGCGTCCTGAATACCGCAAACAGAGGCCTCGTCAGATTGTCGATCCGTGTTTCTTCTGCCAGATTCTCCCACGGTGTTCTCTCGATGCCGCAGGCTCGCTCTTCACCGTGGGAGTCCTTCACGAAGCATCGATTCGTAACAACATACTCCGAGCCGTCAAACCGATGGTGCTCAAGCTTGGTATACCGCTTCTTTCCCACCTGCTCTTCATCCGCAAACACCACACCATCGATGTTGCCACCGGTCTGATGCGTCACAGCAAAGTTCTGCGGTGTATAAAGTGCCACGTCTTCCCCGTCATACTTGAGGATTACAGTACCGTATGCACAGCCGTACTCGATCCAATGCCTCAGTCGGAAATAGACCCGCTCCACCTGTTCCTGAAGCCAGTCGGCTCTCGCAAAGCCTGCGACCTTGATCCCGATCCCAAGCGTAGTCAGACGTGCCACCTCAGAGCAGATCGTCTTTGCAAAATTGATGGTCCTCACTCCGTCTTCGTCGTCGAGCCAGTCGGGCTGGCCGGAATAAATGCGTCCGCAGAGGTCGATCATGTTATCGACTTCCGCGGACGTAATGGGCTTAATATCAAATTCCCCTGCGATCTTGCTCCCGAAGAGCATGGTGATCCACCCCTTTATCGTCGAAATAATACTCATGCGCTTGTACCTCTTCTGCGGAACACCGGTTCGTACGCATACCGGAGCGCGGCGATCGCATGATCGTTCCCGTCCGGATATCCGCTTATGACATTGCCGTCCTTGTCCCGCTCGTATTCGTAGTTTGTGATTTCGTTGAGGGCTGCCGGTGTTCTGCGCGGATCGATCACGATCGTTCGGTTCTGCAGCCACTTGAAACCGTATTCCACGGAGCCCGCTCCCTTGTCAGCGCCCTTCGCAGGAAGGCCCGCGTCCCTGTAGTCCGCAATGGATTTCGGATCCTCACTGTCGCATATGATCGCGTAATCCTGATATCCGTGCTTGCGGATCCATTCGGCTGTTTTCTCGTTGCTCCACTTGTTGACATACAGCTCGTCGATCAGATAGATCTTCTCTTGCGCCGCATTGTAATGCGTGCGGAGGAACGCGAACTGATCGGGATACCAGCCCCAGTCCACGCCCTGCCTGATGCGATCCATCCGCGCGATTTCCTCATCGGTGATCGTTCGGATTTCAACGAATTCAAATACGCTGCCACCTTCACCGATCGCCTCGCCCATGTATTCGTGCGCATATGCCTGCGGATTGACCTCCTTCAGGTGCTCCGCGTCTTCGATAAACTTCCGGCCGATCCATTCCGGAGGTGCCTCTGTGTAGCACGAACGGTGGATGACCCGTTTGTCATTGGGAACAAGTTTCTCCTTGTTGACCCATGCGCTTTTGCTTTTCGGCGGGTTGTAGCTGGAGAAGTCGTATGTAATATCGCCGCCGCGAAGGACGGACTGATTGACGGAACGCTCCTGTGCGGGACCCTTCATCTGGTCTTTTTCTTCCTTCCACAGGATCCCGATGTATCCGAATGGGGGCTTGATGGATTTCAGCTTTGTCTCGTCGTCAAGTCCTCGAAAGAAGATCGTCTGCTTTGTCGGTCGGTAGATGATCTCCAACGGCTGCACCTTGTATTCGAATTCCCCGCTCCGCCCCAGTATGTTGATCGCCCATTTCATTTGGGCGTAAACGCTGTCCTTCAGCGTGGCGCCGATCTGGCGTGTGATACAGCAGTGAATGCCCGGATTGTTCTTCAGAATCTCCACGATCTTGAGCGCAATGAACGAGGATTTCAGGCCGCCTCGGCCGCCCTCGAAGACATAGGCAATGTTCGGTTTGATTTCCCTGTTGATATCAACAAATGCTTTTCCGATCACGCGGGCAGGCAGTTCGAACGGCCGTTCCTCCTGCGCCCGATTGTCGACAGGAACGAACTTGTCGATCAGAGTACCCAGCGCCGTGGTAATCTGGGCCGGTGTTGCATCTTTCAGCTTGTTCTCATCGTTCAGGACATCCAGACCCTTTGTGAGGATCTCATTGACCACATCGCGTTTGCTTTCCATGTGATCGAGAATACTACGCGTGCGCGCGCGTTTTTTCTCGCCGCATTTTGCAACAGTTTCAGGATCTGCCGCCACAACGTTCTTCACCGTGCCGGCCGATATGCCGTGCGCTTTTGCTGCTGCGGCATAACTGCCCAGTTCCACATAGTCCTCGATGATCTGCTTCTTTTGTCTGTCCGTCAATCTCTGAGCCACAGCACCACCCCTCAAAAGCCTGAGCGGTTCGGATGATCACGCCATCCGAACCGCTTCCCGATTTTCCGATGGTACAATTCTAGCACGGTTTTACGGCGATTTAATGCCAACTTTTTCGGTCGGCCTCTCTCGGTCGAGCAGTCCGTAGTTTTTTGCCACCAGCAGAATAAAATCGCTGTGATACCGAACCGCTGTCCGATAAGAGCAGTGGATCCGGAAGGCCGCGCCCTGCAGTGTGTGGGTTTGGCTCCAGAATACGAGATCGATCATGCAGAGCCGATCCTCTCCGGTGCGCAGCCGTGCCGTCGTTTCCACTGCCCGCTTTACCGCCTCATATTCCCGCTGATCCGTATACGGCAGCTCCCGGATCGCAATGTTCTCCGTCTGTCTGCCCGCTCCGCCGCCTCGCGGCATTCCGGTCATCCTGGCAGTGATCTGTTGTTCATGCAGGCGGATATATTCCCGCTCCAGTTCCGGATAATCCCGGATCATTCTCTTCACATAGCTCCACCAGCGAAATTTCGTCTTACTCATGGATTTTACCTCCTCACATGACCGTATTGTTGTTTCCCTTTGTTTCGTCTTCCTGCAGCATGCGTTTTCCTCTCTTTGGCTTTTCCGGGATCACATACCGGACATATTGCGGGCGGCCGTACCGGTATTCCGTTCTGTGAAGGACGCGGGCACCCTTGGGCGGCTGGACTTCCTTGTCCGACGGCGCTACACGGATTGTCTCCTTCGGCTTCTTGAGATTTCGCGAGGCTGTATAGACGATCTCGTTCGGCATCGTTCGTCTGGTCTGCTCGATCAGATACTTGGCCAGATCATAGTGATCGATCTCGCTCTTCAGCTGCTTCTCGCCGGCATGGCCTTTGCCCCATGCCTTTTTGCAGATATCCACGCAGGCAGGATCCACAACGAAGTGCAGGTGCGGCCGTGTATGTACGTGGATCTGCTGCCTGGGATCCAGGTCGAGATCTGAAGTCACTCCGTAATACCGGAATTCGATTCCAGCTTTTTTGCAAGCTCTGGCACAACGGCGAAGCCACAGCTCCTCTTCATGCCGCGCGGCGATCAGAGCCTCATCCCACGTCTCGTGATCGTCCTCATCATAGTTAGGAGCGATCCGGCTCAAGGTCTCATCAGAGAATGTCAGAAGGATCATATAGCCGCTTGCCTTGGGCCAGTTCGCGTTAAGGGTTCGATTGCAGCGGCGGATCTCATCGGACTCATTCTGCCGCTGCTTGCGGATATCTGATTTCAGTTTTCGGAGAGATCTCGTCGGCTTTTCTCCCGGTACCCAATATTTTGTTTTCTCACCGATGAGCCCTGCCTCTTCGGTTTTGATCACCCAGTATCCCTGCGCCATAGGCTTCTCCTTTCTTCCGCTCCGCAGATCCGGCCCGTCATCCTTCCGATCCGACTGCCGATTCGCTTCATATATAAAATGGTTCTAACTTTAGGCGGTAAACTAGTCCCGATAAGAACGCGTGCGCGCGCGTATATAAATATGTAAGGTGCGGGGAAAACCGCGCGCCGGCGTCCATGATTCAGACCCCTGCTGCGATCCTGCAGCGGAGGTCTCAATGATGGAAGGGCATCCCGCAGGCGGGAGATCCGCCTGCGGATTTTGCTCTAAACGGATAAGCTGATCGACCAGCCTTCCGACCTTGTGATTTTGATTTCACCTTTTGCGCCGATGGCAAGCTTCGCTTTGCAGCTGTCCGCGCATTGGACCGTAGCGGATACGATCTGATCGTCCACCAGCATCTGTGCCAGCCTGCGAAGCAGCTCCAGCGTTCCTTCGGGTTGCTCCTTAAGTCCGTACTTCTCTGTCCCTTCTGCGCCAAATGTGTCCTCAATCGTCTGGTTTGCCTGCAGCAGCCTTTCTTCCCGTCGGCGGATTCGCTTTGCCTCCGGGCAATTACACGTCCGCTCCGCTGCGGCCTCAGGCAATTCGCCCGGCCGCAGTTTGACCGTCACGACCTGTCCGCAATGCGGGCAGGCAGCCACCTGGTCCAACACTTCCTTGTCGATCATTTCTGTCACTCCTGTCTGATTTCCTCATATTCTCCGGCTCGCAGGACGATCCGTTTCCCCGCATGATCTACAATACAGTATGGTCTCTCCCGATACCGTCCCTGCTCAGCCAGATAGATTTCCGCATCGTATTTCGCTCCTTTAGGCGGGCGACACTCCGGAAAAAGGTCTTCTATTTCCTTTATCACCCGAACCCTGCCTCTTACGAATGACGGTTTTTTCTTTGGCCGTCCCGGCTGGTTTGGGGCATCCTTGCGCACTCCCGCGGCATCTCCTTCATCGTGAGACGGCTTGTCCGCATCAGCTTGTCCACGACCTGCCCCGGCTCCTTCAGTCCCTCGGCCATTGCCGCCATGGTCAGATGAAAGTTTGTGTCCTCTGTCACGAGGATCGGTACCAGACGTTTTCTTTTTGCACGATTTTTTCTGCTCATGTTCCATTCTCCTTTCCGTTGTTGGGTCATACACATAATCCCTGCAGCTCGACGGTTTCCGCGGATCCCGGCAGCAAATAAACCGGAAGCAGCATCTGCTGCACTTCTTTGGCACTTCTTCCTGCATCTCTTTCGGCACCGGTACCGGCTCGGCGCCGATGATTGGCTGCAGCCGGAGCAGATGGATGAGGGCCGCGATCGTCGATCTTGCCACCCCGTCCGCATCCGCCATGGCGTCTTCCAGCTTTTTCAGTACCGGTTCGATATCAACGATCCTTGGCATATGTTTCGCACCACCTGTTCCACGCTTCGATCTCCTGCACTGGATCGGAGTGCATTTCCACGAAGGCCGTTGTCCCGCACGCGGGGCATTCTATCGTTTCGTCACCAATCATGAAGTACTCTCCGCATGCATACCCCAGCATCGGGATCGTTCCGCACACGGGACACGGAGAGATCGTCGGCAATATGTTCACTCGTTTCCCTCTCCTTCTGTGATATCTTCAGTGTTGTCCTGTTTGCGCCAGCCGACCGACACCTCACCGCATTCGGTGCAGCGCAGGATCTCAACGGTCACATTCCGCAGCCGCTTTTCCAGCACGAATTTATGCGGTGACAGTTCGTGGATGCCATCGGGTTTGATGGTGATTGATTCGTGATTGATAGGGACCTTTGTGTCCTTGGCAAATGTCACACCGTTTGCGATCAGCATATCCGCAAACAATTTCGCTTGGCAGGATCTATCCGCTGCCTTGAGGTCTTTATCGTAATAGTCGCATTCTTGGGCGCATATCATCGAGCAGCATTTGTTGAAAGCTCCTTGAATCAATTCAATCAGCTTTTCTCTCATTTCGATTCCTTTCTTCGTCCGCTTGCCTCCACACCTTGTGAAGCGCATATGCAACTGGCTTGTGAACCCATTCCAAGTTCTTTGCGATTTCGTATTCTCGGCACAAAAGCCGGATGGCTTTCTCAATCGTCATTGTCTTTCCTTTCTCCGTAGCTACAGAAATCGTCTGGGCTAACCTTGACCGCAACTACCCGCACACAATATGGCGTTGTGCAGTTTCGGTGCGCCCCTTGGTTCTGCGGCTTGTAGTGCTTGCAATCCTTGCAGCGCATCACCTCAACGGCATCCACGGTGGGCATATATGCTATCAAGCCTTGCACCTGTGAAGTTGCCGAATGAAATCCTGTATCATAATCGAGGTTGATGGTAGAAGTATCAACCGCCTTATGAATTGCCTTTACTTGCTTCATCAACTCATTGGCATCAATCAGCCGCTTTTCATTTGCCATCTTCTGTTTCCTCGCAATCATCGTCTGCATTTGCCGCCAATGTTTGCAGCATTGCATCCTGTTGAATAATCCCGGAAACAAGAATTTTGTCTGCCATGGAACAATTCCAGTATCCGGTTTCAATTGTGCTGTCTTTCCCGACGATTGCAACTGCGATGCCAAGTACTGTCGACTGATCTTCAAAAAGCCGTTTTACAAGGCCCTCAAGAAAGCCGGCATACTGGGGAATATCATTCTCCGCCATTCTCCGCCCTCCGCGCCATATACTTGCCGTAACTGATTCCGAGCTTTTTTGCTTCGCTGACACACTCGACCAATCCATGAGTCTGTGCGGCACGGGTCTTCGCACGTTCTCTTATTCGTTTCTCCTCGTCGGTCTGCTGCTTTTTTTCATTCTGCGCCGCCTCGCGGCACCTGATAGAGCAATACTTCTGATGTCGGGTATTTCCGTTGCTCGGCGCAACCGGCCCACCACACCAGGCGCATACCTTTTCGATCATGCCGATGCCTCCTTGGTCCATTTTTGAAGGACCGCCGTGCGGGCCGCGGAAAGCTTCTCCGCAAGAGCCGGATCTGCCTGCTGCACTTTCAGCAGGGTGCCCTCCAGCTTGTTCCACATTTCCTGCACCTGCTGGAAGAGAGAGCCGAAGATCGCCGCGTCAGGGTTTGTCACCGCAAGCCGCTTTTCCGCCGCCTCCCGCTGCTTCTCTGCCTTTTCAGCCCGCTCCGCTGCGTCCGCAGCTTCTGCTTCAGCCTTTTTCAGCTGCGCTTCCAGCGCGGCACGGGTCTTTTCTGCCTCCTGTGCAGCCTTTTCCGCAGCCTCGGCGCGGACTTTTTCCAGCATGGAAGCGGGGATCTGCGGATTCTTCTTCTGCCTGTCCAGTTCTTCTTTGGCCTTTTTCTCGCTTTTTCTCGCTTCATTCAGTTCCCGCTCCATCGCTGCCGCCTTTTTCTTTGCGGCAGCCTCCTCGTCCCGTGCCTTCTTTTCGAGGTCTCTGGCCTCAACAATGACCCGTTGGGCGCCCTCCAGCTGCTTCTGCGCGGACTTTGCCTGATCCTCGGCCTTGGCCTTCGCGGCATTCGCTTCGTCCCGTTCCTTGATGAGGCGATCGATCTCGCGCACGGATTTATTTGCGATATCGTTCTCCTCTGCAAAGGCTTCTCTCTCATTTTCCGGCACAGAAAGTAGGCGTAATGCCTTTGTATACGGCAAATTCCCAAACGTTTGGGATTTTGCCACGGCCCCCAGCAGGGTGATCTGCGCATCGCCGTACTCATCAAAAAGCTTCATAAAGTTCTGTGCGGCAGACTGGGAAATATCAACCTTTTCCCGCAGCCAGTTGCCCCACTCGCCATGGGGCAGCATGCTCTTGGCCTCCGTCAGGCGGCGGCCGATTTCAATGGCGCCATTTAGCGCCACCTGATTGACTTGATTCCGGATCATAATGATCTCGGTCTCAACGGTTTGGATATCCCGAACAGTTGTGATCTCGCTCATGCTGTTTTCCTCCTCTGGTTCTTCATGGCTTCTACTCTCGCTTCAGCCTTCTTCTGCTCATCCCACCACGGCAGCAGGATCTCCCGCTTCCATCGCTCCACGAAAGCCTTGACCTTCTGCGGGATCGTGTGCCGATATTCCTTGTGGACACCATGCCGCTCGTTGCCATAGCCATGCAGCTGCACCTGGTACGGTTTTCCTCCCGTCATGCAAATATCGAGGGTGTAATAGCTTCTCTCCGGACGGCGGTACCGCCTTACAAAGAAAATCGTATCCTTCCCGGAAAGGTGCTGCGAGCAATAGCCGCCGACGCAATGCCGAAGGATCTCTCCTTCCCGAACGAGATCGGAATTTTTTCGCGGGAGACGTATGCATAGTTCCCCGTCCGTCCATTCAAGGGCAGCATACTTTTCCACGATCGCAGCAAACGCCGCGCTGGTATGGTCATCGTTCTTGCATCTGTTCTTTTCAGCCTCCCGCTCATGGGCGGCAAACAGATCTCTCGGCCAGAGAAGCTCCTGCTCTGCATGAAATTCCAGGTTCGCCAGCTGGCGGTAATCATGAAGATGTCTGGACGCCTCTTCCATGCCGAGCCTTCCGCGCGCAGTCTGCTTTTTGAGATAGGAAACCACCTCCCGCAGGCTGTTGTACTCAGCATCTGCCACGATATCCGAAACAAACATCTGCAGATCGTCATTCCCGAGCAGCTGGCGGTATTCCTCAAACTCAGCAGCCGACACATCGCCGATGTACATCCAGTAATCGAAATATGCCTGCATGGTTTCCCAGCGCCAGTTCCACCGCCACCCCTGCTTCGCATCCTCCTTGGACATACAGAGCATCCTGTGCGGCTTCGTTTCATCCCACATGACAAAGGGCAGCTCGATCATGCCGGTGTTCTCGTGGTAGTATCCAAGCTTTGCCATGATCTCGTGGTCAAAATAGCTTTCCACCGTTCTTCCCCAGCCGGCCTTGATGATGTTTTCGATATTCGGCATCATCCGCCAGGTTTTGAGATAAACAACAGGCCAACTGCCGCCCTGCCGGATGTATTCGGCGATACCGGTCTTTTCACCGGTCGAACCGGTAAGATCCGGGATTTTGGGGTACACATAGACGCCGATCTTGTTGTGCATGGCGGCGTCAAAATCATAGTAGAAGGCTTGGCACGGATCCGTGATGTTGCCGGCTCTTCGCCAATTATCCAGATTCGCCTCCGGAAGCTGCCCCCGCTTTGTGTGTGCGAAATTAACGATATTCCCTGGCACCACAGCCACAGCGCTGCGCGGACGGACAGTATCCTCACAGAACCCCCACTCGGTAAACCGGCGGGAGGCCAGCCAAAAAACCAGAACCATAATCCCTTCCACAACTTCCACACTGCAGATTTGGATCTGATAGGTTCTTCCGCTTTTCATTGCCGATCTGCGAACCAGCCGCGCTTCCGTCAAGCACAGCGGGCACAGGACCTGTTCCCGTTCTCCAAATTGAATGATCCGATCATCTCCCGTTTCCGGAACACCGTCATAGAGCTGTCCATCGTCTCCCATGGTAAGCTGGATCCCGCGTTCCTTTCTCTGGGGATTTGAGATATAGCCTGCAAAAAAATCTTCCCCGCAGGCGGTGCAGCTGCATCTTGCGCCCCATCTTCGCCGTGTGTTCTGTCTGTGAGAATCCCAGTCTGACGGCGCCATGGTTTGCAGAAGGTCGGGCTCTATGGTCACAGATTCCCGCGAAAACAGGATCAGCTGACCGCCCAATTCTGTATCGCCACAGGCATCAAAAATCCACCGGCGCAGTTCATCGGAAGGCTTTTGAGGAAGGCGGGCGGCAAGTTCGTCCATCGTCATCCCGCTCACCTCCCGAGAAAATCAAAGATGTCGATGATCCCGTCATTCTTCGGGATATCTGTCTGCGGCACCTCCACGGCTGCTGTATCAGCCGGCCGATCCGGAAGACCGTAAAACGTCCGAAGGATCTCATCTGCTTCCGCAGGCGTCACGCAGCCGACTCTGCCGACCTTGTTTTTCGCAGCCCGCTCCGCGATCTTCTTCTCCGCATTCTCGAGGCTCATTCCCTCGCTCTGCAGATCTTCCAGCAGCATCAAAGCCGAGTCCGGCTCGTGGGCGGCAATCTCCTTCAGCTGTTCTCCGACCATCCATACTGCGTTTCTCGCCTTGGGCTGCTGCTTTCCGATGGCCTCGATGGCCTTTTTCTGAATTTCGGTCATTGATTACGCTCCTTTTCTATGGTAAAATAGGAGCGTGAATGGTCTGTTCCGATGATTCACGCTCCATGGGTATTTGCACGCGGCCACGTGCAAGTACCCATTTTTTATTTTTCTCGGCTGCTCGCAAAAAGCTCTTCTGTCTCCACATCCAACGCCCATGCCAGTTTGCGGATTGTCGCGGTATGGCACCGTCCGACCTTTCCGATCCTCTTGAGGGTCTGAGCGCTCACTCCGCTTCGGACGGAAAGGTCTTCGGCGTTCATCCCCTGTTCTTTCATCAGAAGCTTGAGCTTCCCACCGTCGATCTGCATCAGGCCACCTCCCGGCGTTCTTCCAGCATCCGCGCATGCGCCTCCTTCAGGATCTCATGCATGCGGCATTCCTCTTTGTAGTCTCTGTATACTGCCGCCAGTTCCGCATCGCAGGCTGCTCTCATCTTCTGAAGCTCTTCCTTGTGCGCTTCCTTGATCTTCTCGATTTCCTCGCTATGCAGGTTGGCTACATGGGAAAGCTTCCCTTCCAGCTGCTTGATGCGGTTTTCCATTTCGACTTCCACGATAAGCCGCTTGGTTTCCTCCTTGCTGGCTCTGGCCTCTGCCCGGTTTGCCTTTACATCAGCCTTTGCCATATGGCGTTCCCACTCGGCCTCCCGCTGCTTATGCTGGTCATTGACCACCATATCCCTCACCAGCAGCACGATCGTAAAGATCATCAGCGCCACAAACGACAACGTAATTCCCAGATTCATTTTTTGTAATCCTCCTTGATACATAAACTTTGCAGGTATCCATAAAGCCGAAGCTAAATGTTTCTTCCCATTGGCAGGCGGCTCGCATCAGAGCCTCCAACTTGCTGCCCGCCTCCATTGTGATTTCTCCGTGTTCCTTGTGCTTGATGCAGAATTCGATCTGCAGGCCCAGTTCGTTGCAGAAGGTGACTGTATCCGAAGCAGACGCCTGACGGATGCAAAGCCCGTCGATTCCGCGGGTACCGCCTTGAACGCCCCAGCTCTCCAGTGCCCGCTTGAGCGCCTCCCGCTCATCCGATGCCTGGCAGAGGATCCTGCTGTGCCCGGAAGCCTCAGCCGCAAATACATATTCCGACATTACGCACCCCGTCCTTTCACCGGCGCTCTGCCGATCTGATGCACGGTCATGTCGCGGACCGTCTCGCGCCACTTCACACCCCATGCGGCAGCTGCGCGGTGCGTTGCCGCGTTTTTATCCGGCGCATTCACCCGGAAGGGCTCTCGGCCTTCCATCTCTACGATGTAACGGTATTCCTTTTCCAATATGTTCACCTCCCAACCGCAAGAGCAGGAACCGGTTCGATGCCCGGAATCCGTTCGGGATGCGCTCGGAGAAAGTGTTCCAAAATGATTGCCCACGCCTTGTCGCTCTCTTCTTGCGTGAACATGGTGTCGCAAAGCACCTTTCCGGTTGCTCTGTCAATATCGATCGGCATGGTTCTCTTCCTTTCTGTCCAACTTATCGGACTGCATTGACCGTATGATAGAAAATATTCAGGACGCAGCCAGCAGCCGGTCGATTGTCGTTCCAAAATAATCGGCAACTTTTTTGATATTCTCAACGGAAGGCGAAACCTTTTCCCATCTTCCGATCGTGCCATTCCCTAACCCGACTTCTTTTTCGAGTTTGGAAATGCTGATTCCTCTTCCCTTACAAAGAGCCGATATGTTCTTCACAATCATTTCGACACCCCCTTTTTTCTTTTCTGCACACACGGAAATCCTAAAAACGTGTTGACAAAAATTAGATAATGTTCTAAAGTTAAGTTGTCAGGCATAAATTTAGAACTCAGCTTCCACATTTTTAGGATATTTCCTATGTGCATCCTCATTCTATAGGATTTATCCTAGAATGTCAATAGCAATTTAGGATTTTTTCTATAGAGCAGAAAGGGATACTTATGTTTAACAGCGTGAATTATGTGCGAGAACTCTGTAAGGCACGAAAAATACCCGTCTCTCAACTCGAAAAAGACTGTGGGTTTTCCAACGGATATCTAAATCCCAAGAAGATGAGCCGGCTCCCTTATGAACGAGCTCAGGCTATCGCCACATATCTTGGGGTATCCGTTAATTTGATTCTTACGGGAGAAGAAACAGCGCCTGCCGGTTCCGGCAAGCGCTACGTGAGTGATGATGATATAAAATTCGCCCTGTTCGGCGGAGACGGCGAGATCACCGATGCCATGTATGACGAGGTTCGGAATTTCGCAGCTTTCGTTAAGCAGCGCGAAGCCGGCAAAAAGAAGGACTAGCAATGGATCTGTCAGCACTCTATGATTTTGCGGAACAAAAGAATATAGCGGTGCTGCAGTTTCCTATGCAGGAAAGCGGATCGATGTCCCTTATGTTCGATGACGGTTGCTGTTTCGTAGGCATGGATCCATCCGTTCTGGATGAGAGCATCTGCGAGACAGTTCACCTTGCGCACGAGCTCGGCCACTGTGAAACCGGCAGCTTCTATTCGATCCACACGGCCGTCGATTTTCGGCAGAGGCACGAAAACCGTGCAGATAAATGGGCGATCCATCGCCTCATCCCCGTGGACGCGCTTGACCGTGCCGTTGCTGAGGGATATACAGAGCTTTGGTCTTTGGCCGAGCGGTTTGGCGTAACCGAAGCATTCATGAGAAAGGCAATTTGTCTGTACACCTACGGCAACGTAGCCGCTGAACTCTATTTCTAGCAGGAGGTCATCCCGTGAAGAAAACCATTTCTCTATTTATTTTGCTTGCTTTGTTGTTTGCTCTTTGTTCCTGCTCGGCTGCAAATTCCTCCGGCATTACCTCCTATACTGCCGAAGATGGGTCTACCGTATATGAGTCAGACAACGGAACCCGCTTCCATTGCAAATCTCTTCCGTATGACATTCCGTACAACGATACTGTCGTTACTCTGGAAAGCATTGATTATTATGAGGATTCGGAGGACTACTCTCACAATCTCTATTGTGTTATCACGCTGGATGTCGGCGCTTTGGATGATTCGCAGCTCCACTGGCTTGTCGAAAGCGATCTAAGCATCACCGGCGTTCTTTCCCACGAAAAGAACGGTTACGAAAACTACATAAGGAATACAGATATAACAGAGACCTATGAATTGATTGGTGGCGCACCAAAAGACACTTTTATGTCCTTTAAGCAAACCGCTATCGGTAAGGAAAACAAAATCATCTGCTTATTCACCAGCGACTTCAGCGAAGAAAACCGGTACAGTTTTTCCGGCGCAGAATTTTCTGTCAGCATAGATATTGATCAGGACGAAACTTATGTTTACACATCAGACGACGGCGAAACATCAAATCTCCATAAGTCCTGCCAACTTTATTACCCGTCTGTTGTTCCGGATGAGATAACGGAATTCAGCATGATCAATCGGCAAAGCCGTGCTCTATCCAGCGCGGTTCTTGAGTTGCTGGGAAACCACAAATAAAAAAGCCCCTCCGGCTCGTCAGAACCGAAGGGGGTAGACAACTATATGATTTGGGGATGTGCTTATGATCCACGGCGCTTTTATCCCGCTCCGCTACTCCACAACAAATCAAAAAGAAGATAGCTTGGAGGTCCAGCTGCAGGCCTGCACCAAATGGTGTATGGATAACGATCTTCCTGTGCTTGATATATTCCCTGATGCAGCCGTGTCCGGCATGAAGGATACCCGGCCGCAGTATGAGCGAATGATGGGGCTTTTGAACGCCGGCGGTGCGGACACGGTCGTCGTCTATGATCAGTCCCGTCTCTTCCGCAATATCTCCGCCTGGTTTTCCTTCCGCGATCAGATGGATCGTCTCGGCGTGCGGGTCATATCTGTCACGCAGCCGATGATCGGTGGAGATCTGCGGGATCCTGCCGTGTTCATGGGCGAGGGCACCATGGCGATCTTTAACCATATGTGGGCTCTGCAGACCAGACAGAAGGTCATTGAGAAGATGCGCTTCATGGCCAATAACAGACTGCATACGGGCGGCGTTCCTCCACTCGGATACAAGGTCGCGGAAAACCGTTTGGTAATCTGTGAGGACGAGGCTGCGATCGTGCGGCTCATTTTCCGCCGCTATGCCGATGGTGTGTCTTACCATCAAATCATTGCAGAACTAAATGAACTAGGCCACCGAACAAAATACGGCAAGCCTTTCGGAACAAACAGCCTCCACGATCTTCTCCGGAACGAAAAGTATATCGGCGTTTTGGTATACGGCGCCACACAGCGCAGAGCAGATGGAACGCGAAATATGCACGGAGAAGAACGCTCCGATGCTATCCGGATCGAGGATGGCTGTCCACGTATTGTCGACCAGGAAACATGGGAAAAGGTGCAAAGGAAAATGGATGCCCGGCGCCATCAGAAAGAAGGACGTCCTCCCTCTGTTCGGGATTACCCGCTAAAGGGTAAGGTATTCTGCGGAGAGTGCGGTCATGCCATGACTATACTGACCTCAAAGGGCCGTTATCACTATTATCACTGCAACGAGAGGAAGCGAACCGGGCAGTGTGACTGTCCGCAGATCCGCGCAGACCGTCTTGAGGAAACAATTTCCGAAACCATTCGCAGCAAGCTGCAGGCACCTAGCAATTTCGATTGTCTGATTGACATTCTCAAAAGCATCCGCGCAGAGTTTAGCGGGACCGCCGTCATCAAGCTTCAGCAGTTGATCGATCAGCACAAAGCGATTTCAGAAAAGCTTGAGGCAGGTATGCAGGCAGTCCTTTCCGGCCTTCACAGTCAAACGCTGAATGAAAAGATTCACCTTTTGGAGATCGAAAAGGCAACCGTTGAACACCGCATGAAAGAATTGCGGGCTGAAATGGATTCCGTCTCCCTTTCTGAGTCTGCAATGCGTGATCTGCTCCATCAGATCATCAATGATTGCACAGAAAGTTCCTCGCTGCTCTCCATCGTTGTCAAAGTCCGAGTTTGGAAAGACCGGATCCGGGTTTGGACGCTACTCGATTCGAATTATGACGGAGATCCGGACGATGATCCTGATGAAACACCCCTCGTTTTCCCCGCAGACGAAGTTATACTTAATCCCGGTGACGCATCACCGGCACCATAA